GTGTTTCCTGATCCCACGTTTTTTCGACCTGTAATTGCGAGTGAATTTTGAAAATTTGAATATATACTTTCCAATGAATATGCATTCGTCACAGATTTTATCTCGGTAGTTATATCTGCATTTGAACTTATGTAACGCGGTATTACCATATTAGCAAAGCCAAGAAAACCTGGAATTGTATCCTTTCTTATTGTTTCTTGAAACGCATTTGTAATTTCACCAAAATAAAGATAAAAATTGGTCTCATTATATATCTGTTGAATATCGATTATAAATTTTATTTTTGAAGTTGTTGCATTGTGTGTTACTGAGGTTGTTCCAAAATCAATATCTGTGTTGGATGCCTTTACTTCAGCTATACTTATATTTAATGCTTTGACTAATCCTTCTGTATCATATGACCCAGGGGGTATTTCAAATTTTAAATCATATACTCCTTTTATACCGTCTACATTTCCTAATAAATAAAAATAATTCGCATTATATACATTACTTATATTGTACCAAGTATATGGAATACTTACTGAATGTAATCGTAAAGATACCACATTATTCAACACTTCGGACAGATTTATAATATAATCGGTTGTTGTTGGATAAATCGAATAATTTCTAAACTGGCTATCTAATTGTAATACCCTCTTTTGTGTTTCTTTTAGTAGAGGATTAAGCTTACTCCCACTGTATTCTAATTGAGTAGTTTGAACCAATTCTGTATCCTTTTGTGCATCTTTATCAAATAGTTGGTCTTTCTCTTCCTCTGTTGCATTTTTGTTCATTTCTTGCATACCTTCAATCACATTTTCGTCATCGTCTTCTTTCTCATCATTTTCAAAAAAATAACTATATGCATCTTGAAAAAAAGCCTTTATATGTTTTGCATCATTTTCGTCTAGTTCATCATATTTTTCGATTGTTAATAATAATTTGGCTTCTAATTCGCGATCAGTTGGGTTATTTAAATCCAACATTTGATATAATTCTTCTTCACTGTATTTTTCAATATTATATAATCCATCTTCCTTATCGTTATTCATTAAAAATACTGTATAGTTTCCGTTTATATTATTTATTATCTAATTTGATCTTTTTAATATTTCTTTTTTGAACATTTCTTTCATATAATCAACTAAATCTAAATCTTTTGATTTTTTCATCTTAAACAGTCTATCTACGGGAAAGCCTTTTATACCTGGTAGTTTTTTTTGATGACTTGCCCCGTAGAAACACAATTGTTCAAATAAATCAAATATATAAGCATCTTCTACTTGCACATCGTCTCTATCTATTCGATATTTACCTACATATGCATATCGATTGTAATTATCATCGTTATAAATTCTATATTTCTTTACATGGCATATGTTTGCGACCATTCCTATACCCATTATTTTATTTTCGGCATTGTTCATTTCTAAAACAAACATTACCGCTTTTTCTTTAAATGCTGTATTTACTGGTTCCGGAACACCATATATACAGCCAAATGATTTATGTTTGTTACGAAAATTTGCATTTTCATTCCACGTTTGATTATTAAATCGAGTAGTAACAATATGCTGTTTCATAGAGGTTACATATTCTCTATATTCTGGATTTTCACGTAATTCCGCTCTACGTTTCTTTTTTGATTTATAACTGTTCATTGTTTATTTCACACATGTATTTTTAATATTCAGCAATTCAATTTTGTTAAAAAAAATTTAAAGATTTTGTTTCATTATATATAAATGAATACTTCACCACATTCTCCAGATAGTCTCGATTTAGAAAATCCGACCCAAAGTACATTTAATATAAAACCTGAAATTCTGGATGACTATTATGAAAACGAAATGAACAATCAATTGATTGAAATCAAAAACGATTTTATTAAAAACTCACCTAATATCGAAACCATGCAATCTTATCAATTTTTAGATAGTAATAGTCCTTTGACTATTTCGTGTGATAATAGTGACGACGACAATGACGAATATAAAGAATCGACATTTGACGAAATTAAAAATTCCCTTGAAAAATATTTCGACGATAATGATAATCAAATATCAAATGAATTGGATATTCTTATTACTTACATGAAAGGCCAAAAAAATCTATTTATCGAATCATACTTAGTAAGTCAAAAAAAACTAAATTTATTAATGATACCCTCTATTTTAATTACGACTGCTGTTACTATTTTCGCACCGGTGTTTCAAAACGAACCATGGAGTGTTGGTTTAATTTCTGGATTAAACGCTCTTATTGCTATGATTATTACTATGGTTAATTATCTTAAACTTGAAACATCTACTCAAACATTTTATAATACTGCTAATCAATATGATAAACTTGAGACATCGCTTGAATTTGTAGCAAGTCGACTAATCTTTATAGAAAACAATGAAGAAAAGACACAAATTATTTTTGATAAATTTCAAGAAGTTGAAAAAAAAATTCATGAAATTAAAGAATGGAACTCATTATTTGTACCTCATGAAATACGTCGCATTTTTCCTATTATCTGCCATATTAACATTTTTTCATTTATAAAGCGCATTGAGAATAATAAAAAATTACTTATTTCTAAGTTTAAAGATATTAAAAATGAAATCAAATATATTTTACATCGAGCAAATAAAAAACATAATAAAACGCGTATTCAATCTAGAATGAAGTGCTTACTTTTACAAAAAGACAAAATTAAAGAAGAGTTAACTCATTACCGAAATGCATATAGCTATATTGATGAAATTTTCACAATTGAGATAAAAAATGCACAAAATTATTCGTTCTTTAATAAATTTAATCCTTGTTATACACTTACTTTTGAAAAATGTAATCATAATAATCCAGTTGTTGATAAATATATACATTGTCTTATTACCCAACGTTAAATATTCGCCAATAATCGGATCCGTTATACACTACCTTTAACGCCATTCCTTCTTTTGTGTTTTCCAATAAATATTTACCATTCATTTCATTATTTAAAATTAATCGAATAGTTACCTTTTTATAATCTATATCGTTTCGCAATGGCTTTTCTACAATGCTTTGTATTACACCAAATCTGCATCTAGTCATCTTCTCTTTTATAAAATATTTTTGTATTGTTCGCTTTATTCTTGGTATACATATTGTTGTTGATGTTGGTGTTGTTGTTGTATAACGCATATTTGTTTAATTGAAACAGTACAATTACTATTGTTTCAATTTTATATTATTTCATACTGTGCTGTATTGTGTAAGCTTATATTTAGTTATCCATATATTAATTCGGTTATAATTTTATATTCTTAATTCGCGCGGTTACAATACATATTATATATATTTCTTTTCTTTATATTTTTTATCGTTTATAATCTAGAAATAGTTTTATTGTATATTTTATAATGGATAATTCTATGGACAATATCGATATTTCTTGGTGTGATGAATTATACCGCACTACTGTAGGTGGAAAAACATATGAGCCAGAATTAATGAATACTATTACACTTAAACTACTATACGCAAATATTCATAATGAAATTTTTCATACAATCGATATTGATATTCCATTAAAAATTAATTTTAAAGAGAGTATTCTTAGTGAAGAATGTCTAATTGAAACTATACGCAAATATAGAGATTATAATGATAAACGTTATAAATGTGATAGTATTGTTAAATATGTTATAGCAATGGACCCACAAACAGTTATTGAGAATATTCAAGACCAAGATTTTACATTTAATTCTGAAGATTGTTTTTCTCAATTTGAAATTCCAAAAACTATCTCTTTTCCTCCTTCTCTTTTCATTTTTCACTCTATTAATTCAGTTTACATCCTATTTCGGGAAATGGTTTTAGTTAATCCTACCATTCAATCACCTGTCTCTATTATTAAAAAATATAAAAATAAAATCACAAAACGCGTCCGTATATCCAATGATCTTCCTTCCTATTCTATCTCTAAAAATGATTTACGTAAAACTCGTAAACGTTAATTGTAAAACAACTTAATAAATATATCATTTTATTTATTAAATAATGGATTTCCCCAGACTATCTAACATAAATTCTATTGAGAATATCAAAGTCAATATTTCACATTTACGTGATAATATTACATCACAAGACATTACAAAAGACAAGATTGTACAACAATTATCTAATGACTTCTATTCTATTATAGACCAAATCTGGTCTAATATATGTAAAAATGCATCACATAAATCCATGGATATTATAAAACAGACTGAATATATTCATTTACTAGAAAACTTATTTTCATTTGTCGTTTATGTTCGGGATATTCATATGGGTCTTGGTATACGCACACTTTCGTATCATTTTATTTGTACTCTTTATTCGTTTTTTCCCGATTTTACAACACTTTTTATCCAAGACATGCTTGTATGTAATGAACATAAACCATTTGGTTCTTGGAGAGATGCGGTCGGTATTTGTGAATTACTTTACAATAATAGCTCTACACACCCTCTTATTGAATATTTTATTACTTTTATGAATAACACATTGTACAATGATCTCAATAATTGTGTTACAAATGTTGCTAAGTGGATACCCCGCGAAAATTCGAAAAATAAATGGTTGTTTCAAGCCCTCTCTATACAATGGTGTAATACACATCATCCTTTTTTATTAAAACACTGCGTAAATAAAAAATCGAGAATTCGCGCCGAACGTAAATGTTTTACTATTTATAGAAAAATTGTTTCAAAAATATCACGTTCCCTTCATATTACTGAATATTATTTAACAACCGATCAAACTGATAAGATTTCGTTCAATTCTATTCCGATTTGTTCGCTTTTTAAAAATTGGTATCGCCTTTTCAATATTTCACGTAATATGAACATCAAGCACCCGAATTCTAAAAAAAATATCGATTGTTCCGATAATTTATCACAAAGTATCAACAAATATGATATTTCGCATAAGTCTATTCCGTTTTTTGTTGATTATTATCATTTTCCGCATACTATCGATAAAATCGCATCTGACATGTTTCATTGTGTTGATATTATCGATAATTATAAAAAACAACATCCTGACCATGACCATATTTTTATCACAACCCATTTTAACAAATTATTTGATAATATTTCTAATTTAAATATTTTATGGGATCATTTATTTAATAAATGGAAACAAATCGATGACGTTGATCCTAATTCTATACCCGTTATTAATATTTCTACCACATCTCTTTCAAATACTACATTACATCGTGCTATGTCGCGAGCTTGCTTTATAGCCAAGGCTTCAAATAACCGCATATTATTTTCTTCACATATCCCTATTTGGATTAATATACAGGATTGTTCGTCACTTTATTCGATTATAACACATATTTATTATTCTCTCAATAAAGAATTTCTCGTTAATACGTCTCTCGAAACTACCCTTGCTATATTTGGTAATCCGCATCCATTTACACCTATTATTATTAATGATCAAGGTTATTGTTTTAATTACGATCATGATCCATCGTTTAAAGATTGCCTTGATATTTGTAATAATACTCGCTATAAAAAAATACACGACACATTTCAGAATAATATTCATTTAATTAATAAGTGTTTTCAAATGGAACTCTAATACGATCCCGCAATATCATTAAAATTATTTGTTTCATATCGCAATTTATTATTTAATACGAGTAACTCTAATAAATTATTACATGTTACTGTGTTTATCCGGAAAAATCCCTTATTTTCAAAATCCCGCACTTTGCATTCGTAAGGTTTTTCAAACAATATCGCATCAAGTGTATTTTCTGTAACTACAATATTTGTAGCACCCATTACCGTTTCATTTAGATCTTCGTTGAAATATTCATATGTTATGATCGACTTATCATCATCCCAATTTCCAGACATTAATTGTGTTATAAACGGCATATTCTCTATAAATGCTTTTGTGCAAGCAATCCGTATACCATAATATGGAAACACTATACACGTTGTATAGTTGTTATGTATAAAATTCATATCACTACCGGTTAAAGGATTA